TCGGATCGACAACCGTATTAAGTCCAGAAACTCCATTGATGAAATTCATCTGCTCACCACAATGGTTTTAAAACTCGGTTTGCAAACTTTGAGCGTCCGCACGTATCCGTTTTCGTCCACATGAAATTCGACATTACAGACGAACCGCCCATCTTCGCGCAGGGCCGTTTTGCTTATCTCTTCAGCAGCGAGCAGGCAGGCCTTTTCGAGGCGGTCACGGTTGAGGTTCATTTTTTACCACCACTGCGAGTCGGCCATGACTTTCGGTTCTCTTGGCTTGATGCCTTCCGCCCATGCCGCGAGTTTACCGAGTGCCATATTAAAATCACGCTCATACTTGTTGGTGTTCACCTTGGCCCCTTCAATCCCGTCTTCAATGAGGTTAAAGATCTCTTTGCAGGCGTAGTTAAACAGGAGAGGCTTTTGTAAGTGGGTCGGCAATTCATCCGGCTCCTCGCTTGTTGGCTCGGCATAGAAACGTAGGGTCAGGGTATCAACTGCGGCCCCTTGATACAAAATGGAGTTGCCTTGAACGCACACATCAAAGATAGGCCCGGTCTGGGCAATGGGATTTCTGCTCAGATACCCCATGAGATCGTAATATCCCCGGCCCGGCTTGCCGATCCTGCCGGTGGCATTGCTTACCCAGAAAAGATTTCTGGAATAAGTCGCAGGCAGGGCAACGGTATTCGCGGTTGCGGTAGTCGCCACGGTAGCAACAGTAAGAAGCGCGGGGAGGTCAACTAGACCGGCAATTTCCCCACGCCCCAGGTTAATATAATCTTCCACGACATCCTCAAAAGACGTGTCGTTAATTGCCAAAACAACTGCTTCTACAAGGGTGTCTATGCTCATGGCTTAATCTCTGGTTAAGGCGAAATCGTCAAAGCGAACCAGAACATCATAAGCGGTCGAGTTGGTGGAAGCCGCCGCCACGACTTTGAGCGGTGCGGTAGCGGTGACCGGAGTTTTTCGAGTAGCCAACGTGGTGTCCATAACCATGCTGGCTACTGAACCTATAGCGGCTCCATTGGCGACAGTAACAGTACCGATCGTGGTACTACCGACAGCCAAAGAAACAGCGCAACCGCTGCCGCCAGGGTCCGCGTTGTTAACTACTTTGGCCCCGAGAACAGTGCAGTTCTCGAAAGCGGGGATATAAACGGTGAGCCCGTCGGTGTTGGCGGGAATCTGTACGAGTACTTCTCTCATGGTATTTTCCTCTTGAAGTTTATGAGTTAAGGCCGGTTGGAGTTAGCAACCGGCTTACTATGCCTACAGCCTACGATCAGGACGGCGCGGAAACGGCAGTAAAGCGTGAATGTGCTTTCCGATGTTTGCAGCACAACTGCCCGATCCAACGAATATTGGCGGTCCAGATATCCGGCTGCCGTCTATCTGCTTCCCATTTCGGAGTCGTGAAGTCAAAGTCGGTATGGCTTACGAACTCAAGGAAGCGAGTGTTGAGGGCATCAACATATCCAGCCGTCTGATTGAGGTCCGCAACTACAGGAGAACCATCAAACAGAATGTTGGAGAACCCTTTAGCCGATAAACTGGCATCCTGATATCTTACCTGCGCCTGAAGGGAGTTGGTAAAGGCATCCTTGAGGGTAACGGTGGTCAGATACAGGTCCGGTGACCCTTCCGTTGTGGTGTCAACTATGGCGGGAAGCCGGATGGACTGGAATCCCGCGAAATTGGCGGCAGTGGCACTTGCGGAACTGTTCGCCGCCCAGACAGGCACAGCCGCTTCGGTGATCTCCTGATATGCCACGGAGGTGCCGGTGTTGAACAGCGCCGCCAGGCCCATAAAGCCAAGACGACCATCTCCATCCACATCATGCAGGTAGATACCGGCCCCCATTTTCTTCTTCAGGGTCTTCTGCATGTTGCTGAATTTGGAAGCAACCAGATTGACGATTGCGGCATCCCCGTTGTTCTGGACACGATCATCAAGATCAACGGTCTGAGCTGCGTAGTATCCACCCCAAGACGCCTGGGCCTTGTTGTGGGTCTCGGTTTTGGTGGTCGGCAGGATGGTTGAGTTGCCGTAAACCCCGGAATTGGCCTCACCGTGCTCCAGAGGAACGTCGATATATCTACCGCCAGGGACCTTGCGCTTGCTGCCCATCAATTTGACCAGCAAGGCGTTTGAGGTGAAAAGAACATCGGTCGGCTGACCGAGAACATAAGTGTTGGTGAGCGCGTTAAGCTCGTCTAATGTAAAACCCATTGTGGTACCTCGTTATTTTGCGCCGCGCATCCCTTGCAGCGTAGCCAGCATGGCATCATGCGCGTCTTGAGTTGATTTAAACGGCTTAATGGTCTCTGCTGCTGACCTCGCCGCCGTTCCGTTTTTACCTAATACCTTCCCGGCCTCAGCCGCGCCCTGTGCAAGCTTAGCGCCCTCTTCCTTGGCTTGGGGTATTTTTGCTGCAACTTCTGACAACTTTTGTTCATAGCCGGTCTTGATGGACTCAATCTCCTGTCCCGCTTTGTATATGCGGTAGGCGGTATAGACATCCGCCATGGGGTCCTGCGCCATGATCTGGTCCAGAGTGCCGTTGTCCCGTACTTCCTCAAAGTCCGGGTTATCTCCCAAGAATTTTTGCTGCATAGAGACTAACTGCTCCTCTTTGCGTTGCTCTTGGAATTTGGAAACGGTGCTCTTCTCCGCCATCTGCGCGGAAATCTTGGCAATCATCCGATTCCCTTCTTTTAGGCCGATGTCGCCGTTTTCCATCTGGTCACTTATGGCGTCAATCTGCTCTTCGAGGGTAGGCCCTGCCGGTTCCGCCGGCTTTCTGAGGCTTTCCAGTTCCTTCCGCAGTGAACCCACCTCAGTTGACTGCTTGCCGATCATGCCTTGACTGTCGCTTAACATTTTCTCCAGCGCCGCAATCCTGGCATCATGAGGGTTGGGAGTATCTGCCGCTTTAGATTCTCCTTCGGCATTGGCCTCTTCCTTTGCTTCCAGCTCGCTTGGCGTATTGTCCGGCTCCTGAATAGGGTTGACGGGTGCGCTTCCTGCGGGCTCTTCGTTTTCTTTTTCTTTTGACATCTGATCTCCTCCGGGGGCCTCTCTGGGTTGTCCCCTATACTTCTCTTTTCGCTGAAAATTCAGCAATATTATGGTCCTTCAGATACTTTTTCATCTGAGACCGTGTCTCTATGGGACGTTCGCCCTTGGGTTGCAGGCATCCTAATGCTTCCGGGTGCCTGGCCCATGCTGGCAGTTCATCCCCCTGTACTCCGCCGATGGAGAGTTGTTTAGCCGCCTCCCCTCCGCATTTGCAGGGCACCGTGTCGGGCTTATCTGCTATGCGGAAGAAAATCTCTTGCTCTCTGCCACAGGGGCACAGGTAATCATACGAAGGCATTATCTTACGCCGCCGCCGGTCTGACGACCATATATGATATGATGGCGTCATTTTGCGGGTCGGCGGAAAACTCGAAATCCACATAATCCGTGCCCGCCGTGGCGTCTACGCCTGTAACGTTCCCGGTGCCGTCATCGAGTATTGACCACCAGATGGTATCATCGGCCAAGGCGCCGCTTACCGGGACTCGGTTGGTCACGCCATAAGCTGCATCGGAGGCGGCAACCTGATCAGCGGTAACGGATGACTCAGATGCATGGCCGGTGGTTTCGTCCTCGTGATCATTGTATTTTGTCTTGAGGTCGTTCAAGCGGGTAACAGCTTCCACCAATGTGGTCGGGGTTACGTCACTAGTCAAAGCCTTGGTGGTTGCCTGCTCCGCATGGTAGGCCCATGCTTCCGTCAAAATAGCATCCGCATTGTGAGCGGCGTAGGCGGTAAGCAGATCGCCAGCCAAAGCCTTAAGTGTCGCTAGGTCGGTGCAGGCGTCGCCTAGTCCGGTGGTATCCTGCGCTCCCGACGTATGGCGGGTTTCGTTAGCGGCATGGTTGATGAAGTCGGCCCTAATCTCGTTTGCCAATGTAATAGCAGAACTCAACCCGGCCACATTCTCTTCCCGGCTCATAATATCGCTTGCCACTGCTGTGATTACTCGTGGGATATCATCGGCCAGCATGGATTCCTCTACCGCTCCAGCCCCAATAGTCATCACCCCGGTATTGCTTATGGTGACATCGCCGGAAGGAGTTACTGCCGCTGATGCTCCGGCTCCGTCGCCAACAATGATTTTCCCATCCGCCAGAGCCGCTCCAACCAGGACAGTGTCAGCCCCGGATTCATTCTGAGCGTCTATGTACGTCTTTACGGCCTTCTGAGTTGCGACCGCCGCATCAGAGTTGCCAGCCAGAGTCGCGTCCGTGTCTAATGCCGCTGACGCCAGATTACCGCCTACCAATACGATCTTGTTGCTTTTTCCCATAATGTTCCTCTCTTAGTGGTTACCCGCCGGTTACCACCGGGGCCGGGGGCGTGGGTTGTTTTGAGCCGCCAGTTACACCTGGCCCGCCCTGTGGTTGCTTTGCGAATGCTAATAATTGCGCCATGGTTTGTTCATCTACGCCTGCCTGAATAAATATCTGTGCTGCCTGATCCAGCTGGTCTCCTGATTCCGCCATTCTTTCCACAATCTTGCGCCAGCCGGGGAATTGCAGGGCCTCCAGAAGTCCCTGGTTGTCAATCTTGCCCAGCTTGGCCAGGTCCATAGCCATCTCAGAAACCTGAAGAGTGGTTTGCGGAATAGTTGAACCGGATTCGACCACGAATTGGAACTTACGGCCAATCAGGTCCACGCCTTTTATTTGCCTTATCTCATCATCAACCTTGACCGGCTCGGTGATTACCCCAAAGTTCTGAAAGAATGAGATTGCCGCCCTGCCTCGCTGCCGAATGAGATAGTCAACCGATCTAATCTTATGCCGCATCAGCACCGCGTTTCTTTCCTGCAGGGCCACGATGGCGCTCGCTGCTATTATTCGATTCGGAGTGTCTCCCCGGTCAGCATCCTCGATCTGGTAAACCCGGTCGAATATGGAAGTAAGCTTTTCGTAAATCCGCCAGGTGTCGGTCGGTAGACTCGGGACCTCCACAAATCTGATCGCGCCCGAGGTTGCGGACGAAACAGGCGTAAGGATTAGTCCGGGGTCGTTATTAACATCATTTTCAGTCAACCCGGTATCCTGCGGGATGACCAGCGGCGGCATCATCAGACGGGCCAGGTATCGGTAGACCCTGGAAAGCAACTCACTGCATTTTTCCGCCAGATCCCCAACCTGCTCAGCGGCGGCAAACCCCCAGATGCTCGTGGTGTCTTTGTACGAAACCGCATGCCAGAACGGGAAATGGTCATATAGATATGTGTTTACCTGGTTATCTCTTGAAATTGCCGGGTTGACGTTTGGGTTAGGCCGGTCTGCCAACACCAGCCCCCCTTTGTTTGTGATCGTCACAACTCGTATGCCGCCAGGGTATTTCAACTCTTCCCCGGTTTTGGCCTTCTTAGTTGTCTGCTCGCCGGTCTCCCGGTCCAGGATCATTTCTTCCGCGTACACCGGCACTTTAGTGAGGTCACGAATCCAGATTTCAGCGACCAGGGCTTGATCTATCCCGCCATTCATTGCCTGTCGGGGGTGCATGGTCTTGTCGCCCCCATAGTTTGACGGTGCTGCAACCGATCCTGCCCTGGTCCCGTACATCATGGGCCGATTGTCTTCACGCTCCTGGCCCATCAGAGAGTAGACATCATCCGGGGTAACAGTGTCGGCATCGAGATTAAACATGCTCTCTATTGCGTCACAACGCTCCGGGTAAGCTTGTCCCACGAATGGCATGTCGTTCAGGGTCTCGTAATATCCCGGCGCCATGATGACTGCGAACGGGTCAACAACTACAACGTCGCCGCGTTTCTCCCGGATATCATAGACCGCTTTTTCTATCGTTATCCCGTAGGTCTCCATCTGTAATGTGGTGTCAACTAGGGAGGCATTCTGCTCAGACTCGTTCCACCAGCCCTTGAGCTTGGCGGTTATTTTTGAATCGGTCTCATCAATTACAGGTTCGCCGGTTTGTGGATCAAGAACTGGTTGCCCTTGCCCATCCAACTCATAGCCGCCATCCAGTGACACGACTTCAGCCACCGGGTTTTTTGCGGTTAGATTCGCCACGGTCCGGTTTATGTTGGAGAACACGAGATTGGCGGTGACTGAGTTTTTGTTCTTCATGTTGCGGAGGGTCGAGCCGCCACGCCATAGCCGATGGTTTTCTAACCACCTAGTCGGTAGGTTTAGCCTCTCTTTTTCCGCCTGCGACATTTCCAGGAGCCCCCAGAAAAAACGGCCGACTTCCGGGTGTCCAGCAGGGGGAGGGTTTGATAATGTCCATTTCTCGGCTGTCATGCGATTATCCTTTTAACGATTGCCGCGACCTTGTTATGATGAATTCCTAGAGCCTTGCCTATCTCGCCGGGCTTCTTGCCCTCGCCGTGCATCCGCATGACTGCATCATCAACGCCTTGATCAACGCCCAGATCTTCTTGCGCAGGGGGCTCAGGCTCATACTCCATCAGTAGACGATCCATCTCCGACAACTCGCCACACTCGTGATGTCCGTCGATGATCTCCTTGCCGCACTCCTCGCACCATTCACCCTCGGCTTTTACTTTCCCGCCCAACAACCCCCCGCAATCCGGGCACTCCAGGTCGGCCCGCGTCATGCCTGAGTGAAACGGGAAACACTGCCATGTTACAAACAGTGGCTTTAACCTAAACATGCCGCCATGAGAGGGTATATTAGACCTGTATCTGTCGGTAGTTTCCAACTGCCTGCCGCCACAGTTTTTACAGACGATATCAGCCATTATTTACGCTCCTTCAGTCCGTCGGTTGCGAATATTGAGCCGAAAATCTTATTCTGCAGGGCGATTGAATCCGGGAGCCCCTCTTCCTCTGGGTCTGCCTGGGCCGCAAACTCATCTATATTTATAGGTTTGCCGCTTGGTTTACGCTTTGCCGGTCCAAACAATGTCTCGTGCGAATCCCGCCTTGCC